AGGCCACGCTCGTAGACTTCATCTATCACGTGGATGACATCATCTATGATCTGGACTGCTACTATCGAGTAAGCACCTGCATAACCGGGGTCCATCCATAGGTGAACGGGCGTTCCAACATCCCACTTGATATCCTGTACGTGGAGGTTGGGCCGAAACTCCGTAAACACCAGACCTTCTGGTGGTGATGGGACTCCCTCGATGCGTTCCATGAAGAAGTCATCCGAGGCATCACGTTTGAGTCGTTGGATTTCAGGATCATCTATCCCATCCGGGTAGAGATGAGTATTGGTATAGCTTGGTAGCGAGAAACTCTGCTCGTCTTCCGTGGGAATTGTCCACGCCGAGTGCATCTGCGGATACCAGCCGAGGCTACCCTCGAAAGTTCCCGATAAAAATAGCCATCCACGCTTTGGAGCACAGCGTCCGCGCATCCTGTAGTAGGTTTCCAAATCTAGCTGTGAGGCTTCGCAGCCTATGATGCCGTCTGGGGCACGCATGGCGAGGGTTCTCGGGTCTTTTGCGGACTTGGTTTCTATCCTCGTGCCGTCTGCCAGTACGATTCTCCCTGGATCTACACGCTTGGTTGATTCTGCAAGTACGCCAAGTGCTGCAAAGTCTTCCACGAGATACTCGAACTCTGCACGGGTGCGTTGGTAGTCGGCTGCAACGAGCCAGTAAAGACCTGCGTCATTAATCTCAAGCCATCTCGAGAGAAGATACTTTGAGGCGATCATACTCTTACCCGCCTGTTCACCACCTGCAACCAGGGTGAATCGTTTGCGGGATTTCAGTAAAGGTTTCTGTGCCTCGGTGGGCTCAAAACCTACTCGTTCATAAATAAAGTCGGTGACACTAGTCTTTGTCTCGATCATTTAGTGAACCACGCTTGCTTTCTATTATATCGCTTGCTTGTTCCACCGCTGATTTAGTTTTTACGACTGGTTCTTCCTTTTGTTCAGGCTCCGAAAGTGATGAACGGTAAGCCTTCCTGAAATCTGCAATAAGGTCCTTGGCATCGGACGCAGGAGCACTAGCTCCCTTGTACTTGGTGGGCATTGCACCGTTTAGCGCAAAGATAAGAAGCGTAGGATTCGCCTTGTAGTCGAGGTTCTTGTGCATCTCTCCCACGAGATCGAAGAGCATCCCTTCAAGTTTGTCATTATGAGATTGCTGTGCCTCGTTCATCTTTTCGAGGAACATAATGTCGTACTTACGCCACTTGTAAACGGTTACCGAACTAATCTTCGCAGCAGATGCCGCCTTCGATATAACTCCCAGCTCTGCATAGGCGATAAGAAATCGTCTCTGCTTTGCCTGGGTATCTGCCGTTGGGTTACCCACCGACATTGATGGTTCTCTACTGTATTCTGCCACGATTAACTCCCATCGGTAGTTATAACATCTTTGGCTAACGCAATTATGCCCGCAGCCGCCACTCCACTAATTTCCAAAACTCCTAGAAAAAGCCCGACAATCGCAATTGTGCCCAGAAATGTAATCGCAATGAGGATTTGTGGCCTGATTTTGCCAACACTAATGCGAAATTTCCCATTTTCTGTACCGTTAGGGCGATTTTCTTGCGTCATTTTATGAATATACGCTTATTTTGTGCTAGAATCAAGTAGACACGTGGGCCTGGTAGGGGGATATGATGACCTCCTTTTCGCGCTCCTTTTAAAAACAATGCGAACAAAGACGACTCCCACGCGCTTAACACCAGGTATAGCGTTAAGTGTCTCACCTTTCACTTGGGGGCTGGAGAGTTTGTTAGATTTCTCTCCGGCCTCCCTGTTATGCTATGATTAAGAGGGTGCTACATGCTTCCTCCTAATATGATCTCTTCTTATCGCAATGCTTGAGTTTACAATTACATGTAGCACCCTCTCAGGGCTTAAAGGAGCTATGATGTATGAATATCGGTTTACGCTTGATCGTGTTGTTGATGGTGACACTATTGATATTGATATCGATCTTGGCTTCAACACGGTTCTAAAGAAGCAACGAGTCAGGCTCTACGGAATGAACACCCCGGAATCCCGAACACGTGATCTGGAAGAGAAAGCTGCGGGCCTTGCGGCAAAGGCGAGGCTTATCGATCTACTCGAAGGAGGAGAGAAGCTACACCTTCAGACGGCCCTGGATAAAAAAGCCCGGGGAAAGTACGGGAGGATCTTGGGCATTATTTACGCTGATGGGATCAACCTGAACCAAACCCTGATGGACGAAGGACACGCGATTGCCTACTTCGGTGGCAAGAAAAATACTACCAAGTGGTGGAGAAAGACCGAAAACGAAGCCACGGAGAGCGTTTAAAATAGCGTGGGTAATACCAAAGTACCCGAATCAGAAATAAAAAAGGAACCAAAATGGAGCCCTTACTATACCTGGGAATCATATCCGCATTAATCTTCGCGATCTTCTGGGCACTCCACCTCCAGAGAAGAATCAACCAGCTCGAAGATTCAACCATCGTGGATCTTGCAGTAACCAGGGACTCGATCTATCTATGCACGGCAGAAGTCAGGAAAATATCAGAGAAACTAAAAGAACTTAAATGAAAACTAATAAGTGTTGGAACCAAGTTCAGGATGAGATAACATATGGCGACTTGCAAGCTGCGGTAGATAAGCTTGATGCCCTGGAGGTCCAGGCCGTAGGCCGTAGAACTCGATCACCTCGTAGAAAAATTGTGACGGTGAACGGCGTACCTAAAGTTACCAGGCAGTTCATGGGATGTTTCGTGTCCTATCAACCCCGGGAAGGACTGTATAGAGTTAGTTTCGGGACCAAAAATGACCCATATGGACGTAGCCCTAGTAACCAAACGGTTGTATATGAACACCGTGCGGTTAAAGATTACTTAAAATGTGACTATGACGAGTACATATATCCATTATCGGGTATCCCCACGGCGGCAACGGTAGAAAAATGTGACCACATACAGGGAGTATTAAACTACAGGAAAGGGTTAAAAGAGAGAAGATAAGACTTATTAGTCCTTGTAGTTCCCGTACTCCCTATTGTCAGAGTAAGAACCTTTCCCAAGATCATCTAACGCCTTCCCAATATTCTCATGATCAGACATTATGGTTCTCATCTCGTTCTCCATAATGGCATCTGTCTTCTCTAACCCGTCTATCCTATTCTCTAACTCAGCTATAGCTTCTTCTAAGTCCGTGGAATCAAACTGTTCGTAACTCTCCAGGGCTTTCGTGTTACTACTCACAGTTGAATCGAGCTGTGCCACGTACCAGATTATCCCAAACGCCTGGGCAACTATCACCCCGATTACCGCTATAGGCAACTTAATATTCGCTATATTCATTCTTGCATTGACTCCTTCGATCATGAGATACTATGACTCCAGCCTCCTATCGGCTGGTTTTGTGCTGGGGTGCGTTTACTTTCGACGGTTGGCGCACCTCTTTCTCCTTATAGATATACATATTGCTCGCTTTAATCTAAAGCAGATTACCTCTTAACAGGTGCTCTCTGATGCCACTGACCTGCCTTCTCGTCATACGAATTCCGAAATCCCTCCCGAGTTTCCCCGCAATACTTGCACTTCCCCCGACTATACCTCCCTCCCGGTGTACCAATAACCCAGTAGTGAATACAATCCGCATCTCCCATAACTAATCTCCTTCCCTACAATAAAGTCTCCTGCTTCCTTCGAGTACCCCCACAACCACATGGATCTGCCAAAGGACTCTTGGCCTTCCTCTCCACCTTCTCCCCAGTCCAGATATATAACGTGTCAGATAAACACCTCAAACAACGAGAACACTTCCTCACCCGACAATCACCCCAGTCACAACTAGATCCCTCCCTCCAAATCTTCTGAGGAGGCTTGCAATTACATACCTCATGCCCATCCCCCGGAAGATACTGACGCCTCCAACTACCAAATAATATCTCCCCCAACTTATTAGCCATTGACAGTTACTCCTATTTAATGTTATTCGCGCGCAGCTACGCGGGCGCGGGTAGTTATCTATTATATATGTATCTAAATAAATAATAATATATGCACCTTTTTAATTTCAAAATAATAACAGGGGGCCTTTTGTAAAAACTGAACGTATGAGGGTATCCTTACCTCACTTACACATTACTCAAGACATACCCCCACTACCACTATCACTACACACAAACATACCCACACACACAATCAACTACAATCATTACTCACTATCACGATATGGAAATACTTACTGGGATAGCGTCAGCCAGTGCCAACTACCCCCACGCGCGCGCCCGCGCGAAGGAGCGGAATTTTATAGCGGCAGCCTCGCGCGCCCAGGCGCGCGCGTGCACCAGGCGCGCATAATGCGCGCGCGTGTGTGCGTGTTCTTTCAATTCTTTAATTGTCTAATTATGAATACCTCAAGCCTTGATATAAAGCGGCTCAACTTAGCGGCAATGGTTGCGCTTGAAAATTAACAATCAGCTCTACCCGGGTGAACGCCAAAATTTAAAAACAGTCTCCCCCGGGCGCACTACTTTTGTTATCAATCAATCAATTTTTTGCTATTTTTGCGCGATTAATTGAAGGTCAATAAACCACTTCCTACCATTTTCTACCATGTTTTACCATTTTAAAGGCCTTGTTTTGTCGTTTCCCATGAATATAATTAAATCAAATCTAAATTTTAGGAAGGTGAATCATGTTAAAC